AATAGTGTGGCAGATAGTGCCTACAATCCAATGAGTATGTTGGAAGATTATTTCTTTGCACAAACGGCAGAAGGTAGAGGTTCAAAAGTTGACACACTACCAGGCGGTGAAAATTTAGGACAAATAGATGACTTAAGATACTTTAATAACAAACTGTTACGTGGTTTGAGAATACCTGCAAGTTATTTGCCAACAGGACCAGAAGATGGATCAGCACAATACAATGATGGTAAAGTGGGTATTGCATACATTCAAGAATATAGATTTGCAAGATATATAGAAAGATTGCAAAAACAAATACAAGAAGATTTTGATAAAGAATTTAAAATGTTCCTCAAACACAGAGGAATAGATATTGATAGCAGTGGATTTAGACTTGAATTTAACAAGCCAATGAACTTTAGTTCTTATAGAGAAATTGCATTAGAGACTGAAAGAGCACAATTATATACACAGATTGCCGCTATTCCTTATCTAAGTAATCAGTTTAAACTGCAAAAATATTTAGGTTTAACAGATGAAGAAGTTAAAATAAACGAAGAACTTTGGCGAGCAGAGAACAACTATGAGAAGTTCCAAGATGCATCTAAAGACATTAATCTTAAAAATATTGGTGTAAGACCTAATGATGATATAAGCACAGACTTAGATGCAGAACTGCCAGAGCAAGACGTTATGGGACTTGAAGGCGCCCCAGATCAGATAAATACTGATATGCCAGGAGATACTGGCCAGGTCAATCCTGCAGGAGATTTAGGATTAGGCCCAGACGCAACAGGCGGAGCATAATGAGATTAAACGAATTTTACAATCCAGAATTAGATGGCTTTATAAAAAGGTCGCAAGATGACACTAGAAAAGTGAAATTTACCTTATCTGAAATAAATAAACTTCGTAAAGTAAGAGAAATAAAGAAAGCAGAAGAAGTAGAGCATAAAAAGTTTGTAAAAATGATGTATGCTAACCCTACCGACACAACCGGCACAATATAGACTTTTTGACACATTTTGAGTCAAAAACACACCTTTTTACCTTAAAAATACCCACATTACTATAAGTATTAAATGCGGATTAATACAAACTTTGTATATTCGCGATTCTTAATTAAGGAGGCCACAATGTCAGAATCAAGAACAAAACTAGAAGAAATTCTTGAACTCCTTCTTGCAGAAGAGAACGAAAAAGCCGAAGAGGCACTTCATGAGTATGTTGTTGCAAAAGCAAGAGCAGAATACGAAAAAGTGCTTGATGAGGACTCTTCAAGCGAAGAAGTTGAAGAAGCAACCGAACAATCAGAAGAAGCAGTAGAAGAAGCAGAAGAATCTGAAGAAGAAGCAGTCGAAGAGGCTGAAGAATCAGAAGAAGAGGCTGTTGAAGAATCAGAAGAAGACGTAGAAGTTGATGAAGTAATTGATCAATCAAACGACTTTGACGATGATATTCTTACTGACGCAGAAGACGAAATCGAAGATGATATGTCTGAAGAACCAGAAGAAGAAGGTGATTTAGAAGATAAAGTCGACGATTTAGAAGACGAATTAGAAGATCTCAAAGCAGAATTTGAGAAACTATTAGCCGATGAAGAAGGTGAAGAAGGCGATGATGCTGAAGAAGTTGAAATGGATCTAGAAGACGAAATGATGGATTCAGTTGAATACGACTTAGATGAAGAAGTTGCTGAAGATGAAGTTGTTGAAGAAGCAACAAAACTTTCAGATAACGTAGCAGAACCTAAGGGCGGAGAAGCAGATAGCAAGGAATCACCATTATCAAGTGCACCAAAGAAGAACTTTAAAGTAGATGGCGTCAAAGGCGGCATAGACAATAAAGACGGCGGTGACGGCGACTCAGGCGACAACAAGCCTAAAGATCACACACCATCAGACAACATAGACGTAGAACCTAAAAAAGTATAATACTTTTTAGGAAGTTTGAAGGAGTAAATTATGGCGGCTATTAGACAACTATATGAATATATAAGTCCAGACGTTTCAAAAGTTCAGATTACTGAATCAGAAGACGGCAAAGATCTATATATGGCAGGATTATTCATCCAAGGTGATGTAAAAAATCAAAACGGAAGGATTTATCCTAAGAACGAAATAGCAAAAGCCGTAGAAAGTGTGAGAACCAGGTTATCTAAAGGTGAAACTGTGATGGGAGAATTAGACCATCCAGAAGAACTACAGATCAACTTAGACCGTGTAAGTCATATTATAACAGATATGCATACTGACGATTCAAACGGTTTAGGAAAATTAAAGATCATAGAGACACCAATGGGTAATATTGCAAAAGCATTATTAAAAGCAGGTGCAAAACTTGGTGTATCCAGTCGAGGATCAGGAAACGTAAACGAAAGTGGTAAAGTTTCCGACTTCGATATAGTAACAGTGGACATTGTGGCACAACCAAGTGCCCCTGATGCCTACCCAAAGACTATCTATGAAAGTTTATATAACATGAGAGGCGGAGCGGTATTACATGATATCGCCGCTTCTGTTACACACGATAAAAGTGCAGAAAAATATTTAATGAAATCAATAACTGATCTCATTAATGAATTAAAACTATAGAAGTAGGAGAACTACAATGGCAGTGACATTTAACGACCTACTTGAAGGAACAGACTTAACAGAAGAGGTTAAATCAGGACTTCAAGAAGCATGGGAAAGTAAAATCTCTGAAGCAAGAGAAGAACTCACTGCGGAACTTAGAGAAGAGTTTGCACAAAGATATGAGCATGATAAGTCTCAGATCGTTGAAGCAGTAGATAACTTTATCTCAGAAAAAGTTGAAGCAGAGATTTCTCAAATTGCAGAGGAAAAAGACGCCCTTGCTAATGACAGAGTCAAATATCACAAAGCCATTAGTGAACATGCTAAACTACTTGACAAGTTTGTAACTCAAGCAGTTGCAAATGAAGTAAGAGAACTTCGTGCTGATAGATCAAAAGTAAGCGAACATGTTGAAAAACTCGATGAGTTTGTAACAGAACAACTTGCTGGCGAACTAGCAGAATTCCACGAAGATAAAAAATCTTTAGTTGAGCAAAAAGTCAAAATGGTTACAGAAGGTAAGAAACAACTTGCTGAGTCAAAAGCAGACTTTATTAAGAAAGCGGCTGACAAAGTAGAAGGCGTTGTAAACAACGTCATCTCGAAAGAAGTTAGATCATTCCGTGATGACATAACTAAGGCTCGTGAGAACGACTTCGGTCGAAGAATTTTTGAAGCATTTGCTAACGAATACGGTGCTAGTTACCTAAACGAAAGCAAAGACCTTAAGAATTTACAGAAACAAATCGCTGAAATGGAACAGCAACTAGTTGAAGCAAACGAAAAGTTTGAAAAACAAACTGAAGCAGGGAAACTTGTGGAAAGTCAACTTAAGATTGCAGAAGATCGATTCGAAAGAAAAGAGAAACTAAATGAGTTAATGGCTCCATTAGGCAAAGAGAAGAAAGAAATCATGTCTGATTTACTTGAAAGTGTTAAAACAGAAAACTTAGAGAAGCAATTCAATAAGTATCTTCCATCAGTATTAGATGGTGAAACACCAAGAGTGAAGAAGACGTTGTCAGAATCAGTTGTGAAGAAAGAGCACACTGGTGATAAGGCACCTGTTATTACAGAAGCCAATGACGAAACTGATGTCGTCGAAATTGACGTCCTCAGAAAATTAGCCGGACTTTCAAATTAAAGGAGTATTTAAAATGGCAGATTTATTTGAAAGCAACTGGTCCGCAACCAAGGAGGCTCTATTAGAAGGTCTTTCTGGTAACAGAAAAACTTCATTGGACGTCGTCCTCGAAAATAGTAAAAACTATTTGGCAGAGGCGGCTACAGCAGGGGCAACTGGTGCAGGTTCAGTAGCAACATTAAACAAAGTAATGTTACCGTTAATTAGAAGGGTTATGCCCTCAGTTATCGCTAACGAACTCGTAGGTGTTCAACCTATGAGTGGTCCAGTTGGACAAATCCACACACTAAGGGTCAGATATGCTGAAACTGGTGGTGGAGCAAGTGCAGGTGACGAGGCGTTAAGTCCTTTCGTCCTTGCTAATTCTTATGCTGGTTCACCAGACGCCACAGCGGCGGCTGAGGGACAGCCAGGAAGAAAAATGTCAATCCAAATCTTAAAAGAAACTGTCGAAGCAAAGACAAGACGTTTAAGTGCTAGATGGACATTTGAAGCGGCTCAAGATGCAGAAGCAATGCACGGCGTAGACGTAGAAGCAGAAATCATGCAAGCCTTAGCACAAGAAATTGTTGTTGAGATTGACCAAG